TTAATTTGCGGTTTCGCTACGAGCTGTTTTAAACACATCGAATTTATCAGCTGTATCTTTATCAACTTTTTCTGTTACATGACTATATGTGTCAGAAAGAACTTTAAGGCTTTCATGACCACTTCTTTTTTGGATGGCTTTCATTTGAGCACCAGCTTCAATAAGAAGAGTAACCATTGTATGCCTTAGATCATGAAGTCTTATTTCTTTTATCTCAGCTTTTTTTCTAAACTTATCCCATCGAGCGGTTGGAGTTGTATAGTAAAATGGTTTTCCGCTGCCGTTGTGGAATAAAAATTCAAATGTACCGCCTTCCCATTCTTCACCAACTTTCATCTTTTCTTTCCTCCACCACAAATAATATTTCTGTAAATCTTCCATATACCATTCAGGCATTGAAACGAAACGACTTTTTTTGTTTTTAGTGGCTTTTATATATGCTTCTCCATTTTTAGTCTTGGACAAACTGCGGCTTATATTCAATCCTCCTTTATCCCAATCAACGTCTTTCCATTCTAAAGCCAGACCCTCACCTCTTCTTGTACCGGCAATTAACGTTGTTAAAAAATACATTCTCCACCAAATAGGCTCTAATTCATATAGTTTAGAAATGCACAAAGCAGCTTCTTCTGAATCAAAAAATCCCATCTCTTTTTTTCGATTTTTGGTGGTTTTAGTCCTTTCATAGGGTTCTCAGGAAGGATACAACGAATGTTCTACAATGTCCAATCAGGTATTTATATGGTTCCAGATGAATTTGACAGTTTTAACGACATACTCGGGTTAGCACGTTATAAAGTGATGCAGTTCACAGGATTGAAGGATTGTAACGGCGTTGAGATTTATGAGGGGGATTTCGTAAAAATCATCTCAGCCTACAATGGACAAGAGATAATAGCAACAGTTAGATATGAAAATTCTCTTGCGTCATTTGTGTTTGAAACAGGAGAAGATCAAGGGTATTCGAGAATTGATGCAAGTTTTAAAGGGATCGAAGTCATCGGGAACATCTATCAAAATTCTGATCTATTGGAGGAAACACAATGAACGAAAAACAACCTGATCATTACAAAAGTGATTGAAAAACTACATCGCCAGCAGGAAAAAGGCCTGCAAAAGTACGGGGTTGAGGTTGAAACCTCATCCCACGACTTAAAAGGATGGTTGCGACATGCGCAGGAAGAAGCAATTGATTTTGCGACATACCTTGAAACGGCCATTCAGTTGCTGGAAGAACAGGTTAATAGTAAAGACGAGGAAATGAAGTTTTATGAGGTAAACGAGCCGTATTACGCACTGATCAAAGCGAAAAACGATGAAAATGCTATGACAATCTATACTGATGTTGTCGCTGATGATGATGGCGGATTATCAGAAGAAATAACCGAAGTTACAGAAGCATATGCAACAATCATATACAGCTGAGTAAATGGAGAGGACAACAATGTGATCCCGGTCAAAGAAGTGCTTGAGCATTTAACAAGTGAAGAAGAAATGGTGCTGATCATTGATGGCAGCTTGCTATAAATAAAAAAGAGGGATTTTTCCCTCTTTTAAAAGTAATATTCACGTCAATGTCGAGTACCAGCAACGCTCATATGCGCCATACCAAATACCTGAGTAAGTTTGCGCACCTTTTAGATACCAATTATAGGTGCCGTCGTTATAAATTGCTGGTATTGCATTTCTTGAAGAGTATGGACCGAATATTTCAGAAGTACAATGCTTCCATGTTTCGTTAGGAGTAGCAGCGTCTGCTTGTGCAGTAAAAAAAGCAGATGAAGAAAATAGCAAAGCGAGTGATAGAACTGAACTTGCAATTACTTTTCTGATTTGCATGATTGATGCTCCTTTTCATTTGGGATAATAGTCTTGGAAGTTTAATAATACTATATATTCAAAAATAAACCATATGAAAATTTATTTAACTTATATGGGAATAAATATTGGGAGTTGTGAAATGAAAAAACTACTAATCACACTAACTATTATTATTGCGGCGGTGCTTTATGCGCCGTCTGTTGCGGCAGTAACAAGCGAATATAAAACAATTGGAGGGCATACAGTCAGCGTGTCGACGGATGCCAATTCATACACGCCGAGAGCCAAAAGTATTGATGTCACGGCACGTAAAACGGGAAATGAGACAGTATACTACCGCTTCACGTTACAAAAGAAGGTGAGCGGCAAATGGAAAGATCAACGGTTTAGTCTCGTTGGATCGTTTAAGACCGCCACGCCTGCAAAAGAGTTTTACATCGTCAACCATACAGTTGGCACACACCGTATCAAAATGACGATATACAAAAACACCAATTGGACAGGTGTTAAGGGCTACATCTATACGCCAGCTTTTGAAGTGAAAAAGATGTTGAAATAAAGAATTTAATGTAATATTAAGTAAAAAAGGGAGAAATATATGAAACAACAAATTTTAGTCCCCAATATGGTTTATAAATTTATGGAGCCTAAGTATTTAAAAAAAATTCAAGATGATAAGAAAATTTTTATTAATTTTCTTGGTAATTATTCAACTGATAAATATGGGAATGCCATTGGTGATGACGATGAAGGTAAGCTTAATATCAGTGTTGAAATTAATAACCACATATTAGGTGATGGAAATGAAAGTGATTTAGATCATTACATGAATAATTTTTTTACTAAAGGAGATCCAAACGAAAAACTTCAGATAACGGGTGGTACTTTTTTAACACAAAATTTTGATAACAACTTTTATAATTATTGCGTTGCATTAGAGTATAGAGAAGAAATTAGAAAAGAGTTTGGCGGGGCCGTAATGGTGATCAGAAATTTCCCGAAATTTATAGAAGAGTTGAATAAAAAATTAAAGAAAAGAAAGATTGGTTTTGTATCTGCCGAGCAATGCGAATATGTTGTAAATAGAGAAAAAATTTATACTCAGAATAACTTCAGGTATGAAAATCCAGCTACTATTAAAGAATCAAAATATGAGTATCAGCAAGAATATAGATTATTATGGAAACCATTTAGTGGAATTAAAATAACTAAACCAATTGAAGTGTATTGTCCAAAAGCACTTGAATATTGTACATTCCATTTTTAATAAGTCCAAGACGGAGAGCCTGCGGACACTGATCAACACCTTTTAAGGGTGCTGGTTGGTGCCCGTTTTTTATTTCTTAGAAAGGAGTGGCACCATGAATTAAAAGGAGATCGAAGGACTCATTCACAATTATCACTGGATGGCGAAAGAGGTTCAGCGGCTCCAGCGTGTTTTATATGGCACTGACATTACTATGCGAAGCTGGGGTGTTGCTCAATATGGCATCGAGGCAACCTTACCGAAAGGGAGCAAAGGAAAGAGCCAAGCTGAATTACGTGACATGGATATGAGGGAAGAAAGATTGTTTAAGAGACTTTGTAAGTTTGAAGAACGTGTATATGCAATAGAGGCAGCAGCAAGCAAAATCGAAGGAGAAAAGAACAGAGTTGTATATGATTGCATGATGGAAGGTATGAGTTATCGAGCCATTGGACTTCACTTGGGACTGTCTCGTGAAAAGGTCCGTCAGATGAAAGATAATATCATCGACCAATTATGCCAATATTGCCACTTTGTGCACTTGTTGAAAGACGAAAAATCCGTAGTGTAAAATGGAAGGCAGGACTGGGAGGCATAATTTCCCGCGTCAATACAAATTAATATATTTTCACTTGCTCTTGCGAGCTTGGGATTCGTTCGACAAATTTCGTAGACTCAACTTTATCAATCTTATCCGATAATAATATTGAGGAGTGAAGGAAATTGAGTAAAAAGAAGAAAAACACAACTAATAATAAACAAAAGAACGAACAAAAGAACGAACAATTAAAGGAATTAGAAGATGTGATTTACACATATCCAGAGAAAGATTTAGTTTCTTATTTTAAAAAGATATTCATACATGGTAATACGAAGGAGCATTATCAGAAGAACTTGTCTTTACTTCGTAGCCTAGATATGGATTCCATAGATTTTGCAATTGCTAGATTTTATCATTTGGATAACAGTTTAGATCCTGTTAGAAGAAACTTAATGGCAGTGATTCCTTTATTCGTTGCATATCTTACGGCTGTATTTAATGTTAATGTAATTAAAATATTAGGATTTTTGTTGGTGACTATATCGGTTCTAATTGTACTAATACTATTAAATCAAGACAGAAAGAATAGAATTGTTACAGGTTACATGTTAAAAACATTTGAGCAAGTAAAGGCAAGAAAAGAAAAGGATGAAAAGTGATTTCGTTCGACAAATTCTGCGAATAGTTCCATATACTTACTTTCTGCCGATATATAAAGGTGGGAGGTGAATGTAATGAATCTTGATCAATTGATTGAAGAAGGCGAAAAGGTCATAGGCGCAGCGGTTAAACATGAAAGAACTGGGATAATGTTTCTTAAAGGTGTAGATTTAGAAACTTGGGCCGCTAAAAGTGTGATTTATGCTGAACAAAACCTCGAAAGCATATATTTAATTGACAGGTTAAAAGAAGACGCTAAAGACTTAAAAGAAGATGGCTATGATAAAGCTATTGCTATTCTTGGAGTTTTAAAGGCCTCGAAAGAAAGTTGAAATTTTAGCATCCTGCGGGGTGCTTTTTTATTTATCTTCATTATTTTTGTATACCTATTATTAAAATATGTTATTTACTGTCGATATTTAGTATATTATACTAAAAAAAGTTGATTCAATTTGCTTGAATTTTCTTAGAAAGGAGCATAGTATGAATGTATATCCAATCGTAAAAGAAGTCATTACAATGCTTTATTATATTGCTAGTATTGGGTTAGCAGCTGGGATTTTTATTGCAATTAAACAATTAAATCTAATGAAGAAAGATATGAGAATTAAAAATAAGCGAGCCTCAATTGAAAAAAGTATAGAGTATCTTAACTGGTTTGCAACCTCTTTTATACCGTTAGAAAACAAGTATTCTTCAACACTGAAAGGCAAACCTATAAAACTTACTAAAATAAACCATAAAAAAGAATTTTTGGCTTCGGAAATCTTAGATGCTGTAAGTTTGGAATGTAAGTTTGATGCAGGTGTAGGTAATCTTGCTAATCAGTTAGAGTTTTTTAGTGCAGCTATGATGAGTGGTCTAGCTGATGAAGAATTGGCATTTAATCCACTTTCTCATATCTTTTGCGAATTTATAGATCATAATTACGATGTTTATTGCTACCTCAGAAAGGATATAGAACATAACTTTAGTAATACAGTTAGTCTGTATAAAATGTGGGCAGAGAGAATACATTCCAATGAGCTTACGAAGGAAAAACAGGAAATTAGTGAGAAGTTGGCTAAACTGAACCTTAGTAAAGTTAATACGATTGGAAATGAAATTTAGAGGGGAGAATTTATATGTCAGTAATAGCATTCCCAACTCCGAAGACAAAATCTAATGAAGTACATAATTATGGTGAATTGTTATCTGAAGCATTTAAAGTTTTACAGGAGCAATCCGAATCTAAAAAATAATACCTGAAAAGCACCTTTAAGGTGCTTCAGAGCGTAGACAAACCCCACCTTTACTTCAAGTAAAAGTGGGGTTTTCACTTATTTTGATAAAATTGATCAGTCGCTTTACGCTGGACATGGCTCTTTCCATGTCCAGTTTGCTAATTTCTTAAGATTCATGGCAGCGAAAGTAAGCATCGCCTGCATCGAAACTTTTTTCAATCCTCGAAGTTTCGTCCATCGCATTCCATGCTTTTCTTTTGCATCCGCAAAAACGCGTTCAATCGTTTCTTTCCGTTTTGCATAGATGTTCTTATTCATTTCAGTGAGTCTCAGATGGTCTGCTTCGTCTAGGTAGTCCTGCCAAATATGTCGGTGAATCTGTTTGGTGTGATTTTGACTTTGTGTACAGTTATCTAGAAACGAGCAGGATTTACATACCTCTGAATCGGACGCATATTGCTTATATCCCTCTCTAGTCGTTGTACGATAAGAAAGAATTTGCCCGTTTGAGCAAATGTAACAATCAACATGTGCGTCATATACGTATTCATTCTTTTTCAAGTAACCAGCTTTTGTTTTCGGGCGAGTGTAAGGCATGACAGGTCTTATCTCTTGATCCATTAAAAACTTGGCGATATAAGGTGTTTTATATCCAGCATCCACTGCGACTACATTGGGTTTTCCGACTTTCTTTGTCACCTTTGATACGAGTGAATCTAACATACGACTATCATGAACATTTCCACCAGTGACCAGTGTTCCTAAAATAAATCCTTTTGAATCACAAGCCGTATGAAATGAATAAGCAAATAACTTTTCACGTTCATCCTTTACATAGTAGCCACTCTCTGGGTCAGTTGTACTGACCTTGATTTCTTTTTTCTCTTCTTTATTCTGTAGGGGTAACGGCTTTTTTCCATGTTCCTCACGATCAACATTGATCTCCTCATGAAGCTGATTTTGATAACTTCTCGTTTCTACTCGAACAATTTTCTTTTCAAGTTTTTTCTTATTGGCGTTCGCTTTTACATGAGTTGAGTCAATGAAAGCGATAGATGGATCAACGAGACCTTTTTTCATCGCTTCTCTTAAGATTCGATAAAAAATTTGTTCGAATAAATCTGTATCATGAAAGCGTCTCACGTAGTTCTTACCGAAGGTAGAAAAGTGCGGAATTTTCTCTGAAAACCCATACCCAATAAACCAACGATAAGCAACATTGGTTTCAATTTCTTTAATGGTTTGACGCATAGAACGAATGCCAAATAGATATTGGATCAAAACCATTTTAATAAGAACAACGGGATCCACACTTGGTCTACCGTTATCAGAACTATAATGATCTTTGACAAGATCATAAACAAAATCAAAATCGATCGCTTGATCAATTTTTCGTACAAGATGATCTTCAGGCACTAATTCATCTAAGGCCACGACTTCTAATTGATTTCTTCTTTCTTCTTCACGTTTCGATAACATGTTCATCCCCCACAGAAATGTGTTATTGCCCTTATTATACAAAAAAGCGTGTAGACTTTGTCTACACGCTCAGATTGTAGAGAAACTCATGTTTTTCTACAATCTTTTTTATTTTCATCGTAATGATGATGGATGAGATTGAATGAAAAAGGCCTCCCACACACCTAACCTAGCTTCGCTAGATGTGTGGCAATCTTCTTCATGTTCTGACAGGCAGCTGTGAGAAGAACTTGCTCACTCACATTTTGTTTTCCCCTCAACCGGCAGTAGCGAAGCCCATGCAGTTGTTTTGAATCTGCAAAGCTTCGCTCTATTTTTTCTTTTCTTTTTTTATATAGCTCTTTTCCAGCGGCAGACAGACGATTTTGCCTGATCTTTTCTTTATGTTCCTCCCACACATGTCTTGAGATGACTTTTTGATGATTTTTAGATCTTGTGCAGTTTTCAAGGAAAGGACACGATGTGCATTTTTTAGGATCTGATTTGTAGAACCTATAACCTTTTCGATCAGTCGTGGTATATAAAAGCTTTTCACCATTCGGGCATATGTATTGATCGTGTTCAGAGTCATACTTGAATTTCCACTTCTCGAATAGTCCTCTTGTTGGATGAAAACGTCTATGTGCGATGACACCAAAAATACGGCGATCAGATAAACCTTTACAGATTGGGGTCGTCAAATAACCAGAATCAAGGGCAACAGCTTCTACTTGAAAACCAAATCGTGCGATTTGGTGATCCAACCGATCAAGATACGGAACAGAATCATGGACATTACCGGGCGTGATGTGGGCATCCGTGATGATATTGTACTTCATATCCGTTGTACGGTGGTCTAGGTAGAAAAAGCCTTCCGGTTTGTTTTCACGATAAAGATAGCCACTTTCAGGATCAGTCGTACTTTGACGAATGTCTTTTTCCGTTTTCACCTCCTCTTTTACCTTTAAGGGCTTTTTTCCGTGTGCCACCCGATCTTCTTGGATCGCTTCTTCTAAATCATTTATATAGTTCTGGGTATCTTGTTCAATCGTTTTTCTCATATATTTATGTTTATTGGCATTGGCTTTAAGATAAGTTGAATCAGTAAAAAGAACGCGGCCTCCTACCATATCATGATTGATAGCTTGAAGCACAATCTCGTCGAAAATGTCTTGAAAAATCGTTGTATCTTTGAATCGAGTACGACGATTCCAGCTAATGGTCGAGTGATGAGGAACGGGGTCATTGATGTTCAAACCTAAAAACCATCTATACGCCATGTTATAGTAAATTTCTTTTTCAAGTTGTCTTTCAGAACGGATACCGTACAGGTATCCGATAAACATCATTTTGAACAAAATAAGTGGATCAAGAGAAGGACGACCTTTATTCTCGCTATAATACGGTCTTACTTTATCTACGATAAATGAAAAATCAATGTACTGATCAATTTTACGAAGCAGGTGATCCTCTTCGACCAGTTGATCTAGTAATACAAATTCGGCTTCGTGCTGAGAAGAATTTCTAGTGTGGAACATGAGAAAAACACCTTCCTTTAGTATGCTTTTCTCTATTATAAAATGGGGTAGTGGAAAATTTAAGGGAAAAAATAAAGCTGTCGAGATTTTCTCGACAGCCTGAGCGTGTAGACTTTGTCTACACGCTGAAGCACCTTTAAGGTGCTTTTTTTTGTCTTACGCTTCCACCTATTTATGAAGGGGCTTTCGTTCGACAAATTTCGCGAATAGTTCCATATACTTACTTTCTGCCGATATAAAGGTGGGAGGTGAAAAAATGGAATATGTTGAGATTTTTAAAAATCATTTTCAAAATTTCATAACAGACACAAATTATGACTATTATGAGATTATGGCTAAAGGAGTTTATGAGTTTATCGAGGAAGATGAAATTAAATTTATTTATTCTAAAAACCCCTTCGATATCAATAGTGCCGAACATTATTTCTTCTTAGAATCGGGTTTACTCATTGCCAAACAAAAAGAGGAACGATTCGCTTTGGATTTCTATAAGAGTAGGATTGTTAAAAAAAATCTTACTTTTAGTGGAAGAAGAGAAGCTAATTTGACTTTTACTTTTGAAAACGGTGAAAAGATTGAATTTGATTCAAAAGATTGTAATGAAGCTCATGAATTCAACTATGCTAAATCAATTAAAGAACTTTACAAACTAATTTAAGCACCCTTCGGGGTGTTTTTTGTTCCCTGTAAACTGCTTCCGATAATTCTTTACACCAAGCATCGGCTTAAAGGTAGAGTGCGGCGGCAGTTTAGAGTGAATAAATTAAAGGGGGTAAGGTGATATGCGATGAAACTGACAGAAAAACAGAACCGCTTTGCTGACTACTACATCGAACTAGGAAATGCTACAGAAGCCGCTAGGAAAGCAGGGTACAGCTCTAAGACCGCTAAATCAATCGGTCAAGAGAACCTGACTAAACCTGACATTAAATCCTATATAAAAGAGCGGTTGGATGAAAAGGATGCTGAAAGGATAGCTTCACAGGACGAGATTCTTGAGTTTCTAACTGCTGTCATGCGTGGAGAGAAAACAGAGCAAATACCTGTTGGCTTAGGCGAAGGCGCACAGCAATTAGAAGATAAAGACCCTTATCTAAAGGATCGAGTAAAAGCAGCTGAGCTGTTAGGGAAGCGTCATTCTATGTGGACAGATAAAGTTGATATGGTGGGAAATGTTGGCGTTCGTATTGTTGATGATATAGGTGATATCGATGACCATGATTAAAATATCGGAAGTGCTGGCACCGGCATTTCATGAGTTTTGGAGATATAGAAGAGCAAAAGAACATCTTCATTATGTTATGAAGGGCGGCCGTGCTTCTGGTAAATCGTTTAGTGTGGGTGTTGGGGTAGTAACAGACATCATTGAATACCCTGTTTCCGCTCTGGTCTTGAGAAAAGTACAGAATACGCTTGTTAAATCAGTTTTTGCACAGATAAAGCAAGCAACGGTAACGCTGGGTGTCTCTCATCTATTCAAGTTTGTTCCTTCTAGGTTAGAAATCATATACAAGCCAAGAGGGAACAAGATTTACTTTGCTGGTGCTGACGATCCTGACAAGCTCAAATCAATCAAAGACGCTGACTTTCCAATCGGTGTCATGTGGATTGAAGAGCTGGCAGAATTTAAGTCAGATGAGGAAGTAAGCACCATCATGAACTCGGTTCTACGTGAAGAACTAACACACAAAACAAAGCCGGACAACCCACGTAAACGAGCACAAGTATTTCTAAAGAGAGGTGCCTATATGTAATTGATGGCAATAAAAAAGACCTTCAAACCAAGGCCATTAATTGAATTTCTTTTTTAATCCATCCATCATATCTGCATCATAAAAAGATTGTAAAAGCTCGTCCACATTGATTTTTTTATCCTTCTTGCTTAGAAATTGATTGATAATCTCTTCATATTCTTCTCTAGTATTTCCTTCAATATCTGAAAGGTTTAATTCTTCACCAAAGTGTCTAATGAACGCTGTCCTTGTTATATCATATGCCTTTTTGTTTTCTTCTTCACAGGTGCAAAATGCTCCTGAGAGAGTAATGAGGAATTGAACGTCTTCATCGTCTAAATCATTTGATTTTTGAAACTGAATGAATTGATTTTGTGACATATATATGTACCATCCTTTTATCTAAAGTATGAGTAAATCAGCAGTGAGAACAATGTATTCAACAACAAGTCCGATTGTATCAGCTACACCTGAGTCTATATGTTTTTTAAGCTCTGCAGAAACAACTTTTCGAGCCCTACTTGCTGCATTTTTTGGAGTATCAATAATTTTTTCTAATTCTTTAATGATCTTGTTTGCATTTTTGACAGTACCATTTACAGCTTCTTTTCCAAAACGTTGCTGTAAAACCCATTTTGCCCAGTCGTTATTCACTAAGCCTATAATTACTTTTATTGCTGCCTTAATAGCCGCACCTTTAGGGCCATTTGTAGTAGCAAGTGGATCATTGTTAGCATTCTCAATAGCTTTAAATGCTTGAAGCAAGGCTTCTTGTTTTTCTAATGGTACATCTCTTAAAGCAAGTTGTTTTTGTAGCTCAGTAGGATTGAAAGTTACTGCCAAATTTTCTTTCTGTTCGATCTTTTCTGCTGCATATGTAGCTGTTGTGGGAATGAAAACTGCTGCTGATATGAGAACTAGCAACATCTTAACAAAAAACTTTTTCAT